CAGCGAATGTGATCGCGATTGGAGCGAAGTTGGTTGCGTTCTCAATATCAATCTTGAACACCTTGCCGTTCTCATCGGTGTTGCTGATACGCATGACCTTAAGGGTCTTAGTACCGCTATCAGAGAAGACAATCTTTTTGCTAGCGTTTGGAGTGTAGGTATAATCTACAGTGATTGCTAGAGTTTGAGTGGTGATTGGGGTGATGAATGTGTAGCCTAATTCACCATTGACACCATCGCCTACGAATACGCGATAATCGGTATTCAAGACCAATGCGGAGCCGTTAGCCTTAACCGCGATACTGGCCACGACAGTGTTAGCACCATTCTTATTGGTCAGCTTAATTGGTTGGCCTTGAGTCCAGCCAGTGCCTTTAGCTTCGGCTGTCACTACGACTGGAGTACCAGCAACAGTGGACAGTGTGACTAATCCAGCATCTAACTTGGCTAAATTGGTCAAATTTATTTCGCAAAGGTCAAAGCCCATTTGGACCATTTTACCATTTACGAATTTCTTCAAATCTTCGACATTATCAAACTTGATAGCTTGATTTTCGGCCAGTGAAGTGATAACAGGCTTGCGTAAAGCGCCGATATCAACTAATGACGAAAAGTTATCGCCGATTTCTACCTTGACCGCGCCCTTGCGAATTGCAGGGGTCTTTTGGATTGATGTTTGTGGCATATGCAATTTTTTATTGCGTTATTACCCTGCTGGGAATACTCGCAAATTAATTAATCTTTTTAAATGATTTATCTTTTTCTTGTTCAACCCTATCGGCGTATATCGCATCCACCTCGACCTGCTTGCCTTTGGCTACAAAGGTGCCATCGGCCAATGTGGTATTTCTAAGCGCTTCTAGAATTACTTTTTCTGGCTGTTTTTCAGCCTCTTTTGCTTTTTTCATATATTAATATTTAATATAGATTTCTACCGCGATAATGAACATTTTGGCCTCTGGGTCATAAAAACTATTACGCCCATAAAACCTTGTATAATTGACCGACTTTACTCCGCCTAGGCTATATTCCGCCTTATCATCAAATATCCTGTTGATATCTGCCGACAGGTCTACGGCATCGTCAAAGCTTCTCGCGATGCAGTTAACTTGGACTATTGATGTTCTAGCCAGCGGATAGACAAGGTTCTGGCTTATTTCTGTGTATGTTATGGCTTTCTCAAATTGGACATTGTCAGGCACCCTCAATGGGTAGATATGATAAATTGAGCCAGCCTTTACTTTGTTAGCTAGGGTCGCATCGTTTTTTAGCTCATTAAATATTCCAGCTTCAATCATATAAATATTATAACATTTTTATTCTTCTTTGAAAATATCAACACCCCTTTTCTCTAAGTCCTCGGCTCCAAGGCGCATCATTGCCCTTGGCGACATTCTAGAGGTGCCATATTCAACATGTTCGGCATATGGAACATTGGTAGCGACCTCGCCAGTTGCCCAGCCTGTTTTTCTGCCTGTCATACTGCCTTTAAGGTTTCCAGTCTTAACTGGCGTGCGGTTTTTGATGCTCGTTTCTAAAAGCGGTACGGCTATGTGGTTGATATCAGTGTCCATTTTATCCGTAACCTCTTTTCTAACGGCTATGTTTTTTTTGAAGATTACGGACATATTTTACTGCTTAGTTATCTTGGCGAATATCTCTTGGTGATGACCAGCGCTATCTTTAGCTACTGATACGACCTCATAAACCTCGCCATTTGATAATAGTATTCTATTCTCTATGCCAATTGACTGGCCTATCAAAAAATAAAACTTGTATTGATCAATAAAAACTTTCATGTTTTCATCGTAAATCTTCGGCTGATTATTGCGATACTTTCTACACTTTACTCCGCTGGCCTTAGTAGACCATGTAAAAGTGCTATTACCAGTATTGCTCTGGGATTCGCTCTTCTGCTGGATAGTACAGGTATCGATTAAAAGGCTGTCGTAGCTCATATTAGCTTGCTATGCGCATGCTAGCGTTAAATGCTGGCAGTTTACGCTTATATTGGTCTAGGGTGGCGTTTACGCCCGTTGCGTTGGCTGTTTTAACTACATTGCCGTATTCTACGCGGTAGTCGCCGAGTGTTTCAGCTTTGATGCCGTCATCTACAGCCTCGTTGATTGTGGCGCTGGCTATCTTTGTGGCTACTAGCTGGATATCAGCTGGGGCTACATTGCTGTATCTAAATTTGCCAGTGACTTTAATGTTTCTTTGCTCGTCAGTGAAATCATAGACCGCTTTTGCTCTGCTACTCTGGTTGCCATTAGGCTGGACCAGCTCAATGGTGTCGTATGGTCGGCCAATATCAATCGCATTGTATGGCTTTAGGTAGTAGTCTTCATCCTTTATCTGTGAATATCCGTCTACCTCTAGGCTATTGACTTCAACCGCCTCTCCGATAAATATCTTGATTCGGCCATCGCCGTCAAAATATCTAATTTTATCCGCCTCTGTTTCGCCGACTCCTAATGTTGGAGCTTCAAAAACTCTTTTGCCGAATGTATCATCACCACAGTAGTTTTCAATGTAGTTTTGGACTGCGCTGATTGTTAATGTGACCAGCGTATCTAAATCAGCAGGCAATGTCTGGCCGATATATTTTTCAATTAGTGTTTTTGTGGTGTACATATCTTAATTTTGTGTCGCATGACCATTGGCCACTACGGCCATTTTAGTCAGGGCAGTTAAATTATCTTGAATTATTACTTCTAGCTCGTCACTAGTATCTCCGTTTAGCCTAATGGTCACGCCTGATTTCTCTTGGCCGTTAAATGTTTTTCTGACTCCAAATCCGTATTGGCCTGACGGGGCTTTATCTGAATATTGGGCATCAAAGCTTCGCTCTCTAAATCCGCCGTTATCATTGACTACAAATAGGTTTTTAGTGTATCCGTCTTTAACTCTGAATACTACGCCATTGGTCAGGGCTGTTATACCGCCAAATTTAGCGTCATCCATAGCCACATCGTCTAGTATGCCGATAATTACCCTGTTGATATCCCATGTAGTGCCTGCTGGTGGCGATATTTTATAAATAACTCTCGTTACACTGCCATCAATATTCATATTCCAGTTTCCGAATTCTACAACTGCATTAGTGCTGAACGCTTGGTCAGCAGGGCAGTTGAATGTGACTGTATTACCGACTACGCTTTGAACCAATGCTTGAAATGACCTGCCGTTTTCGTAAATATCAATACATTTACCAGCGGATACTCCAGCCACGCTATTAAGCGTTATGGATCTAGCATCTAATAATGCTGGTGCGCTTGGTGCTGTTGTTAAAAACTTTTGGCAAAAATATAAATCTATCGGTTCACTATGCTGGTCTTGAATGTTCACTGGTACCGCTCCATTGCTTTCTAAAGGGCTTTTAATGATAACTGGCAGTGGATTATCCACAGATACATCTGTCGGCTCATCGCTGATAAGCGTTTTTAGGAACTGGATGACTCTTTTATTTGGCATATATTTTATTTCTATTTAATTATACACCTTATTGACTAAAAATAAAACACTACCATTGGCAGTGTTTTATCTTATATATCAGATTTGGCGTTTATAGCACTGGAACAACTCTGTAGTATGTCCTGACACTTAATGTGGCATCAGCAGTAGCATTTCCAGCGATTTCGCCATCACCCTTATTGGTCAATGTGATAGCAGTATTGGCAATTGGAGTGATAACTGCCTCGGCCTTTTCCTGATACCGATTTTGGTCGGTAAGCTGGTCAATGAACCCAGTAGTTTCAATATTAATCAACTCAGTAGTGCTACATTTGACCGCCAAGTTGTCGGCGGTTTCTGTCAATGCCTCTGTGCCTGCGTTAAGCGACACCATAACGGCTAAAGGAACGATAGCAAACCCTGCCCCTGCCTCGGTAGCTGGCACCAATGTGATTGGTGTGGCTCTCAAGGCTTTGATTTCGGCGTTTGATACTAATCTGTCGGTATATAACACTGGGTCAATACCTAGGGCCAACTTGGCCTTTGTGATCGCGTTATCGGCAATCTCGGCAGTAGTAATATCGCCAATCAAATTAAATGAGCAAGAGCTAGTGGTGCCGACATTCTCGTATAAGGCTTTAACGCCGTTGCCAGCATTGGTCTTAATGAAAATACAGCCCTTAGCAAATCCAGCATCTGCGCTTGGTACAGTTGTACCTCGGCCGATAAGGATAAGCTCGCTATCATCCTCAAGCAAAATCTCGATATCAGCACCATCAATGGTAACATCATTACCATTAATTCTGACACCATTTCTGATTCTTGCTATTGGTTTAGTCATAACTTTGATTAGTTAATTTCTTTAATCAGTTCTGACAAGATTTCATCGTAGGGTCTGACATCACCATTTCCCTTGCCGAAGATAGTGACACGATATGACTCTGCGATTTTATGCAAAGTGATTTCAGGGATTTTGCCCTCAAAACATTCCACATACTCTTTCTTGGATCTATCCAAGCGTTCTTGCTTTTCTTCAGAAGAATACAAGCCTGCTTCGATAGTCTTATTCTCATTGATAAAGCTTTTAACCTTTACCCAATAAAAATAAAGCTTTTTCTTGGTCTTAGCTTCTGGCTTCGGTTCGTTATCCGCTGGGGATTTCTCATCGATTAAAGCTTGGACCTGTTCAATAGTGGTAGCATCAGCCAATGCTTCCTCGGTGATTCCGAGTGCTAATGCCTTTTCTACCAACTTTTCCAAATTTGATTTAGCCATAAATTTAAAAGTTATTTAATAATTCTATTTATGGGGGAGTAGGTTTTATCCCACTCCCCCATGTGCTTAGGCGGTAGTTAAACCAGTTAACAAGCCGAAGCTTTGGCCAATATTGTGGACTGCCAAACCAAATTTACCTTGTAGGGTTTCTTTGTTTTCGCGAGAACTTGTATTGGTTTCTTTGACGAATTTCAAGCTATCATTTTCTTTCCAGCCCTTTTCCATCTTGCGACTATCACCGACTACGACCATGTCTTTAGGCATATCCAAGTCAACAATGACAGGGATTAAACCAAAACCATCGGCCATATAGGAGTCAATGACACGACCAGTATATCTGACTGCATTGTCAACAGTAATACTATCAGCGGAGCTAAAACCATTGAAAATAGTTTTATTAGCAGGAGCCATAGCGATAAAGTCAACAGTACCACCAGCTAAACGGACATCATTCAAGATGCTCTTTAGAGCGGTTTCAGTGAACGCACCAGCGACATTGGTTTTGATACCAGCTGTCAGGTTACACCACTGCAATAGACCGCGAGTCATTGATGGCTGGCCACTGGCTGGAGCACGACTTACACCATAGATAGCACTTCTGGCTAAATCGCGCATAACACGCTCAATAGCTTCCTCGCGCAAGGTGTCGGCTGTTCGGCCAGTCTTACGAGCCTGATCAGTATCGGCTTTTGACAAGTCGATGACTTCCTCAACCAACTGGGTGTAGTTGGTGAACTTGGTTGTGCCTTCGGCCATTGCCTCGGCATCAACTTTGCCTTCTTCGTGAGCGTTACCGATAACCTTACAGGTCAATTCAGCTACACCATGAGCCACAGGGGAGCTTTCGCCAGCACCGCGCTCATAAACATCAATGGTATTACCAGAGCGGTCAACCGCTTTGACTACCAAGACTTCGTTTTCTACCAACACAACATCGCCGACAGTGATGCGGTCAATGTAACTGGCACTTACTGGCAAAGCAGTAATGTCATTGTTGGTATCCCAGTCTGCGCCAGCGCCAGAGGCAGTGACCTTAATTTCAGGCTGAGTATAATTTCGGACCAAGACTTCAAATTCATCGGTGATGAATGGAGTCGTTCTGTTTTTAAACAGATCCCACACGCGACCGAACTCTTTAGCCATTAACGGACTGATTTTATCAGCAATTGCGATAACTTCAGGGTCAAGCTTGGAGTTGGAGTCGGTAAGGGTTGTGTGCATACCTAAATCCATTTTGTTTGTAATTAATTAATAAATTATTTTTTACTTGCGTTGGCAATTCGGATTTCCTTAATCTTCTTAGCCAGCTCAAGCATTTGCTGGGTTTCCAATGCAGTGCGGTCTTTGCCTTTTTTCAAAAGCTCATCGTACTCCTTGGTCACCTTGCTTTCTTCGTCAAGGTTAATGTCCTTGTCATTTGGCGGTACATTGCCACCCTTATTGGTCGGGCTGATATTCGCGCCTAGGATGCTTGCGTTTTGAGTAATATACTCTAACTGCTTGCGTGGCGAATAGTCTTTAGGGATAAGCGCTTTCTTGTCCTCAGGGATGCCTTTCAAGGTATTATCTAGAATACTCTTAATGGTGTCCTGATTCTTGGTCAGTAACTCATTGGCCTTGGCTAGGTCTGCTTCCTTAGCTTCACGCTTCTTGCGCTCTTCTTCGGCCAGCTCTTGCCATTTACCTGATTCCTCTTTGGCTTTACGATCAGCTTCTTCCTTAGACTTTTCGGCTTCCGCCTGTTTGGCCTTAAGGTCTTCTGCTTCCTGTAATGCCTTGGCTAATTCAGGATTAGCCTTGCGCATGTCTTCAATGCTGAATTTTGACAAATCAACTTTATTGTCGTCTGACTCCTTGTATGGAATCATTTTACCGTCAGCATCTAACTTAGCCTTTGTTGAATCGTTCGGGTCAATTTCGTACTTAACCCCATCGATGACGATGTACTTGTCCATAGTTTTTCTCGTTAGTTTTTTAATTGGTCTAGGAGTTAACGCTCCCAGTTATTGCTGTTTTTAATTGCCTTTCGGCCCCAGTACAGCGACTGGGAAATTTGATATTATTATTATAATATTTTTTTAACTTTTCCACAACCTGCTAAAAATAATCTTCTTCAACTTGCAGGTCTGGCCTGTATAAAAGAGTGTGCCTACAATTGGGATGTATTGGCAATCCTAGCGTATATCGTGGGTATTTGCTGTTATTACCGCTTAAGCTGTAGATATTGCCCTCATACGGCGTACACAGCGCGCAGGCACCGCCATGGGTACTCACTTGGACTAAATCCACACCGAATTGCTCCGCCCTGTTGATAACTGAGTCATTGTATGATCGCATCGTGTGAGTGCGTGCGAGCATCTCGCTGTACCGCTTCAATGTCCATTGGTGACCGCCCCTATCAGTTAGCACAGTAAACCCTTTATCGCCCAGCTCGGCCATGATGTCTTTTTTGGCCTGCCTGATATCCATACCAGTGACTAGGTTTTTGGCTATCTGCGCCCTTACCTGCCTCTTTAACGCGTCATTGATGCGATGCTCTGCCCCTCTCACCAGACCATTCATTGAATTAGCAAAATCAAGATAGGTATCGCTCATCAAGGCATTAACGGCTTTAGCATGTACGCTTAGGTCTTTTAGGACTTTCAGGTCTTCAATGGTTATTTCCTTGATTTTTTTATTTAAGGCTTCGTCAGCATCGTTTAGACCAGCAATGTATGAGTCGGGGATTGCTTTGGCTATCCATTCCTTGAGTTTAACATCTGTCGTCTGGATCAGCTTTTTAATTTGATTGACCATTTCGGATCTGCCAGCATCAGTTAATCTTTTGCCTATGCCATCTAGCACTATCTTTTTGGTCGCATCATCTAGCTGGCCCATCAAATTTATGAGCGCTTGGATATCGGCATCTTCAAATATTTTGTCGCCGATTTTCATATTAAAAAATGTTTAATGCTAATCTGATTGTAGCGATAATGCTAAAAAGAGTAGCACATAAAATGCCGAGCAAATAAAAATAGACCTTTATAAAACGCCTGTAATCAACCCTATTGAGGTGCTGGGTTAATAGCTCGGCACTGCTCTCTATTTTTTCGCCGATGCCGTCTAGGAATCTGTTTGTATGTGGAGTGTCCATATTTTTAAATTAGGGGAGATTGGCTCCCCTTTTATGCCATTGTGGCTGTTTGTTATTTAAGGGTGGGTTATATTTACTATGTCGGCCAGTTTCTCTAGCTTTTGTCGGTTTTCAAGTAGTTTGAAGTAGTTTCTTTGAAGCTCTTTGTGTATTTTTTCCCTTTCTGCTAGTAGGATATCCCTTTCTAGCGATAACTCTTTGAATTCTTTAAGCCTGTTCATTGGTTCCCCCGAATCGTTGTTTGTAAGTTTCCATTGGCAAATCGCCGTCTGGTTGATTTTCTTTAGAACTGTCTAGGCGTTTTAAAATTTCAATGATTTCCTTAAGAGTTTTATTACCGAACCAGTAATGTAAGCAATCGTGGAATTCTCGGTTAAGCCAAATTATG